TTGATATCCTGAATGAATAATTTCAATTTTATCTTTATAGCATGCAAGAAAAGCATCTATAGCAATTTTTGGTTTTTGATACTCTGGGTATGGTGGAGGCCATCCATAATCATCAAATGCAATAATTCCTCCATGCTTTAAATTTTCAAAAGAATTTATTGCATCTTTTAAAACTTGTGGAGCTAAATGGCTTCCATCTACATATATAAAATCATACGTTGGGCGTGGGTATTTAAAAAACTCATCGCTAGTCATTTTATACTTGTTGATTGTATTATTAGCAATATAAAGATCTAATTTTTCATTATAGATTTGCTCTACTTCATTAAAATTAAATCCCTCATGCTCCATAGATCCACTCCATGTATCTACATCGTCAAGGCGGGAATCTGGATGAGTCAATACATTCTCACATAACCATAAAGAACAATCTCCAGTATATGCACCTACCTGTAAAACATGTATAGGAATTCCAGATAATGGAACTAATTTTTCCTTAAATGTAGACATCATTCCAGCAAACCAATTAGGATATTGATTCATTATTCTTTATCCATTTCAAATAGAGAGTCCTGCAGATCTTGATCTGCTGTTTCATCTTCAAATATAAAAGACGGGGCGGGAGCAAGAATCTGTCCAGATTCGTGTAAAGAGAACAATCCCTTAGCATCAGCACCTAATTTATCTGCAATAATAGATAACATATCATAATTTCTCTGTTCTTGTATAAATATAGCTCCTAGCAATTCACGGGTATTGGACAAAATATCCAATATCTCCCTAGTTTCCAACTCTTCTCCTAGATTTCCCATATATGTTCTCCTTTACTATTTAATATCTCTTTGGTTATATGATCCCATTTATTGGCTTCCATTCCCGCCGAATTATTTATAACTAAATCCCCATCTTCATTATTTATAGTATACAGCCATTTAAAAGGGTGATCTAATTCTACCCTACCGATCAATATTTTGTCTACATGTATCTCAATAGCAAGATTTTGATCATCATTCTCATCATATGACTCTATATAGGCTTTCATTTCTACTTTTTCGGCCTCAATTGCTTTCCCGCACGAATGTGATAGCTCGTGAATTATGAATTAAAGATGTATGGCCAGTTTGTTGAGGAGTAAAATCTTCACCATGAAGATAAACTAAAGGTACATTCTGTTTTTCCAAAAATTCTATTAAATTGGGATTTCTTGTCATAGAGCCTAAAACTATAAGATCAAATTGATTTATATCTTCAGCATTTTTTAATCCGCTTATGGTATTGGCTTTAAGTACTTTAGAATAGCCAAATCCCCGCCCATAAAGAGTTTTTGTGTCCATTTGATAGTTGTCATATAAATAAGGAGTTATAAAAGCCTCTACGCACTTTTGTCCAAATAATTGCTTAAACCCTATTAAAGTCATTATACTTAGATAATCTTCAGTTTGAGGAAGTGATTGATCTATAAATAAAACATTTTTTGGAGTTACTTTTGCTGATTTCATAATATATTTTGCCATTGCGCTACATGTAAGGTTATTTATAAAATTAGCAGATATTAATTGTCTTTCTTCTACCGACGGCGGCTCATTTGTTCGCTGAAAACGTTCGTATATATCCATATATAATTCTTTAAGATGATGAGTCATTGTGTATTTAGGTATTTGAACAGCATCTGCCATAAGTGGCATTGTTCCAGAAACCATAATTTCCAAATGACGCATACAATCCCAGCCTGCTTTTTTCATTGTTACGCCATAATAAGATTTTTGATATTCTGCTAAATATAAAGATTCATCGCTATACGAATAAGAATTGCCAGGTACTATATCAGCTATTAATTTTTCCTTTATGTATAAATATGGAGTTTTTGGATAACTAAAAGATATTGGATAATATCCATTTTCTTTATAACAATCTTCAAATATCATTTTTTTATATACTATTTACTAACGGATAATCTTCTGCCATCATTTTATTAAATTCTTCATTACCAATCCAAAATATATTTCCTAATACCCGCCATGCAAAATTAGTTCCTTCAGATAAATGTTTTTCTATTGCCCAAGATAATACTTCTGAATCTAGTTTCCGTCCCGCCTCAATCAGCATCGTATATTCAATATCTTTAATTTTACGAGTAGTAAATATAGCGTTTGATTTTGAAGGTTTAAAACTATCAGGCATTGTTTTATCTGTTAAATAATCACATTTAAATATTTGACATGGATTCATTGGTCTTGTATTATATTCCCCACAACCTTCTCCGACTTTAACAAAAGGACAAGGAACAATAGAACCATCATCTGCCATACCCATAAAATTACCCTTTATATCAGCCCTTAAATGCCCTTCACAGCACTTTGTACAACCTTCACAGGATCTTCCATCAACTATGGGTAAAAAGTTCATTTCTTACTTTTGTCTCACTGATAAATTAATCTAAATGCTAAATCTTTAGGCGTAACAAGTGCATGTTTCTTTTCTGAAACTTTAACTCCCCCGACAGAATATGCCCATGCTACTAATTGTGAACAAATTACTGAATTTTCATTTTCTGCTCTTTTAATTAAATTAGGTAATACTTTAAGCCCAATAGATTTAACTCCTAATACAAATATTGACCATTTGCCATATCTATCACCTACAAAGCCTTTTGCTCTTTCTACAATTCTTTGTCTTTGTTCAAATGGAGTAATAAATTTTTCATGTTGATTCCAAGCTATTTGATATCCATCATATTTAGAAAGATCAGAAATTGTTACTCCCTGCGGACGTGCCTCAATAATTTTTCCATCTCCTATATATATACCTGCATGATTCCAATCTGAAAATGTTCCAATTCTAATTAACATTCCTACAAGTCCATGCGTCTTAACTACAAAGTAGTCCCCCGCAATTGGTGTATATTTATTCATTTTCTACTTCCTTAATTTTATTTAATATATTTTCATATAATTGTAGTCCAACAACTTGTTCATACCCACATGCTGTACAGTATAGCATAATTTTATCATCTTGATCTTTATGATTAAGCCAATAAATTACATCTGTAAATCCATAATCTTCTTTATGTCCAGGGCAAGCGAGAGGTTTTACCCTACCCGCCTGCGCTAGATTATAATACTGAGAAAATATTTGAATTCTCATCAGTATGCTATGTTTGCTTTTCTAAATACAGATGTGACATATTGGTATACCGTAGGATTTCCAGGAACTGGTTTGTTCCAAGATCCAATATCACCCGCTCTTGATGGATATAGATGTGCTGCAACTGCTTTTCTCCAGTCTTGATACTTTGCATAAGAAGCTTTTAATTCGCCAATCATGCGTTTATCTTGTACCCATTCTGGTGCATCACAGGCGCTTTTATAGCCCATATAGTTATTCCATGATACGTTCATATATTGAAATGCTCCACATGCACTACTGGAATAAGACTTGCGATAATATGCTCCAACTCCGCCAGTTTCTTGGCTCTTGATTGCATTCGCTAGTCTTGAAATTATTACCCTGTTGTCTACTCTTTGTTTTAGATTTAGCTTTATGCTATATGAGGGCATTGTAAAAGTTGAACCATCTGTTAAATCGTTTACACGATAAACAACATTCTTCTTTTTACTGATATCAATATTTATAGCGTTCTTAATATTAACTAAGTTTATATATTTATTGATATACAATATATCGCTGCTGTACGATATAGTTGGTGCTGTTAGCGCATGGGCTTGTTCAGAATCTAATCCAAACATCAATGTAAGAATACTTACACATATCATAGTCCATACTGTTCTTATCCTTGCTTTGTTCATATTATTCATATGTACCTCCTGGGGTAAAGAGTAGAGCTTAATCGTACCATGTATTAAAATTCATGTCAAGGTTTACGCTTGTTAGACATGTACAATAATAGTATGATACAATCAGGATAGGTTTGTGGGGGCTTTTCACTAGAACTCATAATGATGGAAATATTTTTCCAGATTTGTTTGGTGAAGCACTCTTTCTCTAATTTTTCAATTTTTGAAAATGAGGGGAGGGGGAGCTTTGCCTAGAATCTTTAAATCAGGAAATAATTATTTAAAATAAATTTAATATATATAATATGATTATATTTCTAAAATGCTATACTTAGTTTTGTTGGAAGGTTTTAATTGAAAATTTCATTTACTGGTGCTCCAGAATATATGGATCGTAATGTTGGTTACGGAGAAGCATCATGGCAAATATGGAAAGAATTTGAAAAACAAGGAATAGAATGCCTTATTGGTTCGCCAAAAGCTAAAATTGGAATTTCTTTTATTCAACCTCAAATGTATAGATTTGGTAAAGCTCAATATAAAATTGGATATAGTCCATGGGAATCAACTGAAATTCCAGATGTATGGAAACCAAATCTTATAAATGGTATAGATGAATTATGGACAACTTCTCCATGGTGTGCAGATATTTTAAAAAATTTTACTTCAAAGCCAATTTTTGTTTATGAACACGGTATTAATGATAATTGGGTGCCTTTAAAAAGAAATATCAATCCTTCCCGCCCATTTAGATTTTTACATATAGGAGAGCCGTATTTTAGAAAAGATGCTCAAAGAGTAGTAGAAGCATTTATTAATACTTTTGGAGACGATCCAAATTATGAATTAATTTTAAAATGTACAAGAATGAACACAACTAGAATTTCAGATCCTGTAACTGGAAAAATTCAAGGTTCTCCAGGAGCATTTTATAAAAATATTAAAACTATTGAAGGAATGCTTACAACAGAACAAATGAATGGTCTATATGATTTATGTGATGTTTTTGTTTACCCATCTTGGGGAGAAGGATTTGGTTTAAATCCACTTCAAGCAATGGCAAAAGGGATTCCAACAATTTGCACAAAAGATTGGGCTTCTTATTCAAGATACATTACTATGCCTTTAAATTCAGAATTAGTTCCGTCTCCTTGGCCCAATTTACATCCTGGCAATATGTATAAATCTAATTTTGAACAGATTATGTTTTACATGAAAGACGTATCTGAAAACTACGATAAATACAGCGACTTATCTTACAAAAATGCATTTTTAATTCATAAAGATTATAATTGGAATAAAGTTACCAAACCAGCAATTCAAAGGTTAAAAAAAATACATGAAAATTTATAAAATTTTGATTTTAAAACAATCAGTATGATACACTTAAGATCTTAATCTAAAAAACCTAGGAGCATGATGTCTAACACTATTAAAAACCCATATGAAAATTTTATTGCACTTTCTCGCTACGCCCGTTGGCTAGAAGAAGAAAATCGTCGTGAAACTTGGGGTGAAACAGTAGACCGATACTTTAAGTTTATGGTTATACAGTTACGTGAAAAACATGGGTATGTTCCTAATGATAAAATTCTTACAGAATTGCGTGATGCAGTTTTTAATCGTAATGTAATGCCATCAATGCGTTCTGTAATGACAGCAGGAGTAGCGTTAGAAAGAGAAAATGTTTCTGGATATAACTGTGCATTTCTTCCAGTAGATAATGCTAGATCATTTGATGAAGCTATGTATATCTTAATGTGTGGAACTGGTGTTGGATTTTCTGTTGAGTATAAGTATATTAATAAACTCCCGCCACTTCCTGAAACGCTTGAAAAATCTTCTACTACAGTTATTGTAGGAGATTCAAAAGAAGGTTGGGCAAAAGCATATCGTGAATTTTTAGGATTACTTTGGGCAGGACAAATTCCACAAATTGATGTTAGTAAAGTTCGCCCTGCAGGTGCACGTCTTAAAACAATGGGCGGAAGATCATCTGGTCCACAACCATTGGTTAATCTTTTTGATTTTACAGTACAAATATTTAAGGGAGCGCTTGGTCGCAGCCTTAAACCAATTGAATGTCATGACATTATGTGTAAAGTTGGAGAGGTTGTAGTTGTTGGCGGTGTTCGTCGTTCTGCAATGATATCTCTTTCAAATATAAACGATATTGAAATGGCAGCAGCAAAATCTGGAAATTGGTGGGAAAAAAATTCTCAAAGATCTTTGTCAAATAATTCAGTTGCATATTCTCGCAAACCAGAAATGGCTCAATTTATTGCAGAATGGAAATCTTTATATGATTCTAAATCAGGAGAAAGAGGGATTTATAATGTTGCCGCAGCACAATCTCAAGCCGCAAAATATGGAAGAAGAAGTGCTGATATACATTATGGAACTAACCCATGTTCTGAAATTATTTTAAGACCATATCAATTTTGTAATCTTTCAGAAGTTGTTCTTCGTGAAAAAGATACAGTTGATGATGTTGCAAATAAAGTTCGTCTTGCATCTATTTTGGGTACATGGCAATCAACACTTACAGACTTTAAATACATTCGTAAAATTTGGAAAGACAATACAGAAGAAGAACGTTTACTTGGAGTTTCTTTAACTGGCCAATTTGGGCATAAGTTTTTTTCAGGACAAGATGGAACAGAAAAACTTTCTTTAGTACTTGACAGACTTCGTATGCTTGCAGTTGAAACAAATGTTGAAGAAGCAGAGAAAATTGGGATTCCATCTTCAGCAGCAGTAACTTGTGTTAAACCATCAGGCACAGTATCTCAATTGGTCGGGGTAAGTTCAGGAATGCACCCATGGCATTCAGATTATTATATTAGAACTGTAAGAGGTTCTAAAAATGATCCTATTTCACAATTTTTAAAAGACTCTGGAATTCCAACAGAAGATGATGTAATGAAACCAAATGAAAC